CGTCATGAATTTGACGAAAGACTTGTAAAGACCGTGAGCCTCATCGACAATAATTAAGTCAGCGTCCGGCTTGTTTCTGCGCTTCATAAATGTTTGCAGACTTGCTATCTGCAACGGCTCGTTATTAACGCGCCAATGGTCGCCCTGTACCACGCCGTGAGGTATGCCATGAAAATCCATTGCCTCGCTGGTCTGGTCGATCAACTGTATCCGGTCCACAATGAAAATAACGCGCTTGCCCTTAACCAGAGCTGACTTGATGATATCAACAGCTATTAAGGTTTTACCGAACCCGGTCGGTGCTTGCAGCATGGGTGTGCGGTGACCCCTCCGAAATGAATCGCGTATCTTAGAAATAGCTATCTCTTGATGCGGACGTAGCTGATAGGTCATTTCTTATCCCCAAACAATTCCAGCACATCAGCGACATCTCTATCAGCACAGTGACTGTGCAAACAATTAAACTGCGGCCATTCCCCCTGCCAAATTGCAACTTCGCCATGGCCCTTGCTTGTGTGCTCGTGCTCCCAAGGACATGTGACAAGATGCTTACCCGGCTCATGACTATCACCAACTAGTAATCCACGACTACTGAATGCGCCGACAATATCCCAGTTCTTAATGTAAGAACCACCTGACTCGCTGGCGCCCTCGACCTTGACCCATGTTTTCTTGACCTGAGCCGGTGTTATCTTGTCCATTGTCGCAATAATGACTGCAGCATCAGTATGGTCCTCTGTGCTTACGCATGACGATTTAGAGCCTGACTTATTATTAATTGTGCCGTACGTCCTAGCTATGCGCGCTGGATTCTTTACAGTAACATCGAAGTCAATTTCATCATCTGTGAAGCGTAACGCCAACGCTTTATAGAAGCCCCTCATCTTGGGCTTAACCTCGATGCTCATTTTAGTGCGATACATCAAGTGACAGCCGTTGCCGCTAAAGCCTACAACTGGTACACCCCAGCCCTCGGCGTCAAGGAACTCAGCAAGCTCCTGAGCTTTTACTACTGCTGCAGCAACTTGCTCGTTGGTTGCGCTGGTGCCTGTTTCGCGTACCGGGTCAAAGTCAAAGAACAACGTACATATCTCTGTGATATCGCTGTCCTTAGTTGTGCGCTCAAAAGGCCTCAGCTCTAAGTTCGTTGCGGGTATACGGCTTGGGTTAATTGTATTGTAGCAGTCCCAGTTATTAGACCTCGCCTGTATTAGCGCAGCTCTCATTGCAGTGTAGTCATCATATACACCAGACCAGATGACTGGGACGCGGTGACCTTCTGGCTTGCGAAGATAGACAGCGCTTGACTTGTCGATACATCGTATCTCTACAGTGCCATTTAAAAGCAATTGTTGAAGATGGTGCTTTTCACGTTTAATCATATATCTCTCCGTTGAATGTGTTGTCATACTAAAGCAGAACTATATTACTGTCAACAAGTGGCGTTGAGTTCTCTTTCCTGAGTCTTTTTTTCAATTGGAAAACAACCGTCACAACCGTCACATGCTAACGCAAACAGCTTAAGGCTGATAGAAGCTCAGGCATAACTCGCCCTACCCATTACAGGAAATGACGAGTTGCTCAACGCAATACAGAATCGGCAGTATTTCGCTCAGACTGACACTGTTTAAGCATGTCAATTGGTGTGACTTTGTATCGGCCTTAAAGCCTCAACACTGTGCCTCACACTCCCCGATTTCTAGTACACGCAAGGGTCACCCCAATATACCTGCTATCCATCAGTAACTCTCAGCACACGCATTATGTGTTACCCGTCTATGCGCTTTTTACACTAGCCGACCGTCAATCTATACCGAGACTAGAAACCTTGTGGGGGCCAAAAAAAAGCCCTCATTGATGGTTGCGCTAAGACGGGAATAATCCCCACAACCGCCAATAAAGGCTTTATATCCTGATAACTTGGTGTCTTAGTCCCAATCAAGATTGATTACGAATATACACGAATTACCGTTAATGTCAAACTGCACACTTATAGGCTATTTGCCTTTTTCAAGCAGCTCTTCAATGTCATAGCGTTTGTCACACAGGTGATACAGCTCAAGCACCCGTGATGGCGGGAACTTGTTAGACAGCCATAATGATACGGCCATGGGTGTTACGTCAAAAGCTTTTGCAATGTCGCGTGGGGCTCCGATTGATCGCAGCGCTTCTTTTTGAATTTCAGTTGTCATGTTTTTTCCCCTGTTAAAATGATGCTGATTATAAAGTACAGCTTGACATGTGTAAAGCATTAGCTTATAATCTGTCTTGTCAATCAACAATAATCAACGGAGAAACAACACAATGAAAGACGAAATAAGATACGAATGGGTGTGTGAATACTGGAGTGACGACAATATTATTGACAACGATTTTGGTGACAAAAAAATTGACGTTTGGCCTGCGAGATGGAATCACATTGAACTGGGTAGCGAATGTACGCCCATTATTAGCGTTAGACGCTACGTTGGCAATGAGGAAGATGGCATCCTTGACATTGGTTATGCTTATCAAGGTGATACCACTTTCGACACTGGCCACAAAATACCAGCCTACCTGTTAAACCAATTAAATTAACCAAACAACAAGGGGAAGTAAAATGGCCTTAAAATTAACGTTAGGACGGGATGATGTATTTATCACTTCGGACGGCATGGTCGCACAGGTAACAAGTATTAGCCGGAAGGCGTCAGGACAGCTTGCTGCGCAAATTTCAATTGTGGCACCTTCAACAACAAAAATTACACGGATAATGTCATCCGACAATGAGGAAGCTGTTAACCGGAAGTTGCGTGAGCTTGAATCTTGGGACAATGCTGACGAAATCTTTTATGGCGTTGATGAGCTAATTCCATAAAACTTGACAGGGCTAAAGTAATGGTTTATCATCTTAGCCATCAATTTATTAATCAACGGAGAACGGCACATGCCACATCACAATAAAGAAAACTGGGATCTACAGGAAGCTAATCTTTTTAACGCGTACCTAAACAGTGACGAAATGAAAGCGTCTCGCTATGACCTTGGCGTAGAGCACTGTGAAAAAGGTATCCAGCCAACCAACCACGACGCCGATTACCTTAACGGTTACGGCGACCAATATGCGCGGGAGCAGTCAGCCAGCGCGGAGGAAGTATAATATGAGTATTGAATTATCTGTCAAGCAGCTCCCAATTGTGCAAGCCAAGCTTGTCGCTCCGAAAGGTCAAACAAACAAATTTGGTGGATACAAGTACCGAAGCTGTGAGGACATTTTGGAATCTGTTAAGCCTTTGCTTTCTAATATAGGTGCGTCCATCAGTGTTAGCGATGACATCGTTATGCTGGGTGACAGGTTCTACGTTAAAGCTACGGCCTGCATTACGTTTGCGGACGGCTCATCATCTTCTGGTGTAGCTTTTGCCAGAGAGCCGCTCAATAAGAAAGGCATGGACGAGGCGCAGATCACTGGGGCGACATCGAGCTATGCACGTAAGTATGCTCTGAACGGTTTGCTTGCTATTGATGACACTAAGGACGCTGACACTAAGGATAACAGGGAGAAGCCGAAGGCTGCTTCGATTAGCGCCAAGGTGTTAGAGGATTTTATGCAGTGCAAGTCAATGGATGAGCTACAGTCACTTTGGTCAGGGCTTGACGATAAGTCTGCATACACTGAAGCCAAGAATGAAGCTAAAGCGAGGTTAGCGTAGTGGCTTTAGATCCCCGGCGAAAAGGCCGCTTAACCGCGTCGAACTTTGGCGCGGCGATAGGCCTTAATCCGTACATGTCTCGGCAAAAACTGTTCAGAACAATCAAAGGCCTTGAACCTAAATTCACGGGTAACGAAATGACTGAGTGGGGAAGCAAACATGAGCTCACAGCAGTCGACGCCTATGAAGCGGACCAAGGTGTGTTGACGACAAGGAGCGGTGATGATCAGCAGTTCATCATACATAAAACCATAGACTGGATGGGATGCACCCCTGACGGTTATGTATTTGACAACAGGATTATCGAGGTTAAGTGCCCGTGGTACAAAATGTACGACCAAATTCCGGAATACTACATGGCGCAAATGCAGGGTCAGATGATGATTACTGACACGAGTGAGTGTGACTTTGTTGTATGGTACCTAGAAGACAAGGATGAGATGGACCTAACTAAAGCTGAGTTAGCAATTTGGCGCGTGCAGAAAAGCACCAAATATTGCAAAGAAATGCTGGCGCTGCTCGACGAGTTCTGGCAAAGCGTTCAGGAAGATGTTGAACCAAAAAAGCGCAAAAAACCTGTCCTCCCGACAGTGACGTGCGATTTATTATTTTAGGAGATGACGAAAATGAAAATATTAATAACAGTATTGGCAGTAACTTTTAGTATGGGTGCGAGCTCTGAGACTTACCTTGAGTCACAGGATGGAAAGTATTTGGGCCAGTTAGGTGGCAGCAAATACGATCAAAACTCAACAAGCAATCCTTACGGCCGGTATGGCAGCAAGTACAGCCCTGACAGCATAAACAATCCTTACGGCCGGTATGGCAGCAAGTACAGTAACGAGTCGCCAAACAATCCATATGCGACTCAGCAGCCCCGAATTATCAACCGATAAACAATTACATCATAGGAGAACAAAATGAGTATAGGAATAAGCATGAGCATTAATGTAAGCGAGATTGACAAGGCGCGCTTGCATCAAGGCAGAAAAGGCAAATACTTGGATATTACCTGCTTCATCAACGACGAGCTAGACCAATACGGTAACCGTGGCATGGTCACTCAGTCTGTTAGTCAGGATGAGCGGGCAGCAGGTGTTCGCGGGAATATACTGGGTAATGTATCAGTATTCACAGGTACTGATGTCAAGTACATTCCAAAAGGCGCACCGGCGAAGCCAGTCAACCCAGCACCGGAACTGGAAGACGATATATTTTAAACGGTCAGGGGTACTTTTAAACGGCCCATGCTGAGTCGTTAAAAAAGCAATTATGATTAGAGCCTTGGCCGGTGTCTTTATTCTCTTTAATAATTGTAAAAAGCAGAAACCCATGGAGGCGCAATACACGAATTGGGGTGTGTTGCGCCTTTTATGCATATAAACTTGCATAATGTAAATCGTTGCTTTATAATATATACATAAATTAAATAAACCAACGGAGAACGACATGGGTCAAGTAGTTATCGAAAAACAAATAGAGCTTCCAATAGATGGATCGCAGTCTGAATTAGTTAGGCGCACCATTGACCTAATAAAAGACACAAAACGCGAGGGCCTGTACCGTACAACAACAACACAATATTATTCTGACGGCACCCAGCGCTCATGGTCTGAGCAGTACGGAAAAAAATGGCAGGATGATATTAAAAAGCAGTTCGGTATTAAATAACCTAACGGCCCCCTCGGGGGCCAATTCAACGGAGAAATAAAATGCACATCGATTCATTGCTAAAGAACCTACTTCAACTTATAGCGCATCACAACAGATTGGTCAAAGAGGAGTATCATGTTGCTGATGATGACGAAGATAGTATCGGAGCTTTTTTTGAGTGGTTTGACAATGCGGCAGAATACCCGGATGAGCGTTACGAGTCGCGCTTTGTTGAGATTCAAGCCCACCAGACAAAGTCAGGTCGTGCTGAGATATTAGAACACTTCTTGAGTGATGCGGAGATTATCGAGCTTTGCAACGATCAGGAATATTGGGACGCTGAGGAAAAAGCAATGATGTTAAGCGATCAACTGTTCTACTAGATAAACAACGGGCAAGGATGCCCATCAATCAACCGGAGAATAAAAATGAAAATTAAAAACGTTACGCACGACAAAGTTAAGGCTGAATTGTTGGCTGGTAGCTCTGTGGACCATGGGTTTGGTGGTGAGTATGACTTTAATGATGTCGTTGAGTTGGCAGATATTACCGACACCTTAAGACTCATAGCCTCTAAAAGACTATCTCGCGATGAGTTGGCGGATGCTGCTGAAGAGATTAAGTACCTTCTTTCATCAGCACTTTTGGATGCTGCAAACGACTTGGTCATCAGCTGGGATGAATAACAATACTCATTTGCGGGAAAAGGTGGTCAAGCAGGCCAAGCAGATCGATAAGTTAGATCGTGATGTAGCAGAGCTTAGGGCTCTAGTTGACAAGCTTATGAGCGATGACTTCCAAGCCTACTTAGACAAAGCCATCAGTGACGGTATAGCCAACTACGAAATTAAGGAGTTAATGGACAATGAATAAGTTATTAGCCTTTGCTATCTTGCTTGGTTGCGTGTTAGCGCTAAACAGCATCCCTCCAGAGCCTTTAACTGGCGACACCTACCCAACCACACGTTATGAGAAATGCATGGTCTTATACGGCGATACAGAGAGCGAGAAGCTTTGTGACGAGGAGAGGGATTAGAACACCTCCTCGTCACCATACATTCCGTAGTCGAGCAAGCCTATACCTCCTAAAGAGAACGCAACATCTCTGAACAGTTTCATTTTAGCTGCTCTCTCAGCCTCGTCGGCGTATGTCTCTATGCGGTTTATACCTCTGCGCCCCAATATATCCAAGGTGTTTTGAGATGCGTTTGATGGCACTAGAGCGCCTGAAAACTCCTCAATACCTACAGCCCGCTGAGGTTTCCCCTCAAAGTAAGCTGACGGAGCATTCCGCAGCCTCTCGTTAAAGTCATTTAGCAGCCCCAACTTCTCCGCTGGCAAGTTTGGGAGTATGTCACTTATACGCTCATTACCCAACGCTAAGTCAACCATAAAATCATCAAGAGGCGCAGAAAACTCATCAGTTTTATATGGGGATAGCTGGTCCATTACATCGTTATACTCACGGAGGAACACCTCCTTGATATCCTTCATTTCATCTGAGCTGGTTAGCAACCCCTCCGCCTTCTTCATTTCCTTCATGTTCTTAAATCTCGGGGTAACCGCAGCGCGATAGGAGCCTATTCCATAGTTCAACCCCTCTTGCGCATTAACCTTTCCCTTCATTATTTTTGTTATATTATCAAGGGTTTCCTTTTTGTATCTTCTATTTCCTGACGGAGTATACCCATCGAATATTCTCCCTTCAGGCTCTAGCGATAAGAACAATTCATCAGCCATTTTATCAAAATCACTTTTATGCCCAGCGTTAATCATGTCCTGCATGATATTTCTGGTTGCGTAGGGGTTCACCCTGCCATCAGAGTATTTCTCCACATCAACCTTGATACCTTTGTCTCTCAAGAACTTATGAAGAATCACCGGGTCGGAAAAGAAATCGCTGCTGTCTTTTATACTCATACCCTGACCCAGAGTGTAGTAAGACTTCCCAAGAGCGTCCATATCTGGCTTCGCTGCTGTATTAAATTCTTTTAACAGACCCTCGTTAAAATTAATTTCTGTAGAAGGGTATCTCGGACTGTAAGCATCTGAACGAAAGTAAGGGTTTTTGGCTGAAGGCGTTGCCAGTTCTTTATTCCCAATTAATGATATCTCTCCAAACCCCGTCATCGGCTTGTCGTTTGGAACTACAGCCATGCTTGGAACCGGAAGACCGCCAAGGCCATCAGCGTGACTTAAATTCTTCTCGCTCAAGTTATGCACAACATTCAAGCTCCCCAGCAGCCCTTCATCAGGAACAGGGTCACCATTACGTGATACAGCATTGACGTCAGCAGCCCCGGCCTCCGTTCTCGACATTTTTTTTCCAGCGGTAGCAGCTACAGAGGGAATACCCGGTAATAGGCCTAAAGCAGTCATGCCGTAATTTAGCAGACCCCTTGTCTCAGGCTGTTCATTGTACATCTGTATGTCACCAAGTACCCCCAAAACATCAGAGGCTATAGGCACTGGAGCCATGCTGGCTTTCTGAAGAGTGTTCATACCGTTCCATGCGTCAACCCCGGCACCTACTACATCGCTACCCCAATCCAATAAGCCTCCGCCATTAGCTCTACGTTGTTGTGATGGTGTCATGATTAGTTGCCTTTTTTAGTTATTTTCGCGCCAGCAGGCCCAAGGTTTAGCTTTTCAACCGTAAATTCAGTGCCTAGTATGTTTTGTAAATAGTCTACCAGCTCCCCTTTCGTGAAGCCCTTTTGATAGGTGCCCCTCGATGTAACCTTGGACATTGCTTCAGGACCATCTTTGCCTGCCGCCCTCATAACATCGGCACCGCGGGTAGTAATAATTGCTTGGCCTTCAGGCTTTAAGACCCTGCCAATATCTTTAACTATGGCGTCCCTAGCTTGTTTCGGAACAACGTTCAAAACGTTTAAATTGGTTACCCGGCTATACGTGTCCGATGGGATGTCCTGTGGATTACTAAATTCCGGTGTCCACTTGCCGCCAGCGTAAGGCTCAAACGTCTCATAGCCAATCTCACTAGCACCAAGCCCTAGACCAGCGCCAAAATCAAGTGACCGGCCTTGTGGAGCGCTTTCGTTAAGTATATCGCCTGCCTTTTTATAGGTGGGCAGCGTTCCAGAGATTTGGGTTTTTGCTGCGTTTTCTGCTGGCGGATAATCGAAGCTATCAGCGTTGTCAGACGACCCCAGCAAGCCAGCCTCATCGTTAAAGCTAGCGTTCTTCATTTTGGAATCACCCAGCAAGCCCTCATCAGGTATAGGGTCGCCGTTACGAGATACAACATTGACATCATCAGCATCGAAGTTGACGTAGTTTCTAGTGCCTTTATTTGCTGCTCGACTGTTGCCATCAAGGTACTTTATTCCTTTAATTCCTGCATCATTAAGTAGACCGGAAGCGGCTTTTTGACCCCGGCTTTCCGACATGGTCGGTTTATTACCAAAAGCTATTTGGCGATAAAGCTCTCCACCCGTCTTGTTTAATTTTTCATCAATGTAGGCTTGATGTGATGGTATTTTCTTTGCTTTTTCTATATCAAAGTCATCAATACCGTAATGCTCCAGAGCGATACTCTGTATTTTTTTAGATTGTTCTTTTACCGGCTTATCCCAATCAAGCATCGTTTCAATCGCTTCATCGTTAATGTCTAGCTTGTACATACTGCCTGAGCTATCAAGGGCTGCCTTTAGGGCTGGCGATGGGTCATAATTGTCTATGTTTGTATATGCGGCACTTATTGCTTGTGAGGGGTAATCAAACCCAAGCCAATCATCCTCTTGCAATGCTTTTATAACGCTATTCTGGCTTTCGTTAAAGTGACTTGAGCCAAGCAATCCTTCAATGTCATTGAAGTCAGCGTCCTCTGGGAGCACGCTCAAAAAGTTACGCTTAATGTCTGCAGCCGGGGTCATTGCCTTATAATCTTCTGCAACATCTTTGCTTTGCGCGCTGTAAAACCCGTGGCCATAAACCTGAGCGCCTTCACCAGTTCCAACCTTGTCTAAGTCAACCTTGTCCCATTTGTGAGGTGAGCCGTGCCATGCTGTAGCACCTATCCCAGCAGGAACAAATGGTAAAGCTCCGAGAGCTGCAAAGCCAGCATTGGCCAGTGTTCTTTCTTCAGGCTGCTCATACATCATCTGGGCATCACCAAGCAAGCCCGCAATATCACTGACTACTGGTATCGGAGCCACACCCACTTTCTGCAGTGTGTTCATGCTATCCCATACGCCCTTAGCTACATTCCCGACACCCATGCCAAAATCTAATAACCCGCCACCATTGGCTCTACGTTGCATTGCTGCTGTTTGTTCTGGTGTCATTGCTGCTGTCCTTTGTCGTGGTTATTCAGTTACTCGCTGTCGCCATCTACTCTGCCAGATAGAGGCTGCGAAGCCGCTGCGGCACCCATCCTAATAACTGCAAGTGCGCGTGAAGCCTCGTCCTTTGTAAAACCAGCCATAGACAAGCGATCCAACGCTTTTTCTGTGCCGCCGGGTTGAAACATTAGGTCGGCAAGCTCGCTTCTCATTTCTGGGGTGAGGTTCTGTCTGCCACCAACTTCTCGGCTGAGTCTCGATGTGACGCTTTGCATAGCAGGGGTGTCAAACAACCATTTCATTGGTGATGTCTCTTCTTCCGTTATATTGGATATAGCTCTTCCGCCTAGCGTATTAAATGACTCACCAGCGACCCTCCTGCTGTTGGTCTGAGAGCCACCCAACACATCCTGAGCAACGGAGCGATACCTTTTCTCATTCAGCATTGCTCTCATAATCTTGGCCGCCTGAGCTTTTCCAACTAAAGCCTCCAACACCTCGGTTGCGTTTTCAGACGCAATAGAGTTGACCGACCTGAGAGAGTCCTCTGGAGACTGTCCCATTTTGCCGAATACTTTTGACATAATGCCTTGTAAGTATGCGTCCCTTTCGGATTCGTTTAAGCCCTCAATATCTTTCATTTGCTCGTCAATGTTAGCACCGCCAAGGCCATGTTTCTTGCCAAGCTCTTGAGCATCCAGCATAGCAGAGTCTCCGGCATACAATATATTGGCCTGCCTGAAGTCATCATTCTGAGCATAGACATGCCTCATAATATCGTTACGGTCCTTAATCATTGCATCCTGAGCTATTTTCCCAGCATGGTCCGTTGCACCTCTACCAGTGTTGACTAGGCTGTCCATTTCAAACTTAAGTTCTTGCAGTGTTCTTGCCTGCAAGGTAAACCCCGCTTCGGGTATTAACGGATTACCTTTAGCGTCAACATCATACCAGTCGCGGAGCTTCACTCCTCTCTCCGCATAGTTATCCTGCATGCGTTTCCACGCTGCCTTAACCGTAGGGTTTCGCATCATTGCTCTGGACATCGCTGGAGTCACCTCTATGCGAGCATTGTCAAGGGCTTCACCATAAGCTTTCTCGGCATTGGCTTTTCTGATCTTCTTCATTGCCTCAAGCGTCGCGTAATAAGATCCCTGCTCCTTACCTGTGACCTCGGTCATAACGGCCTTTATCCTAGCCTTGCCTTGAGCAACTTTTTGAAGGTGCTCTTTAATCTTGGTTATTGTGGGTCCGTCGCCGCTTGTGGCAGCTAATCCCATACCCTTAAACGTACCACTAGCACCAGTTGCATCTACCAGACTTGCTTGGGGTCCAAACTTATTGGCTTCTCGGAGTATCTCCTCTGGCGTTAAGCCTGTCTCATCAACTAGGTTTTGCAGTATGTCAGCCACTTGGTCTTTAGACTTTGCGCCCACACTTTTCCTGAATACACTTATGCCGCCCTGAATTATCTCGGCGGGTACAGCAGCTGCGAGGCCCCACATAGCAGCTTCCTCTGGCGTTACATCTTCCCATTCATCTTCTCCGCCAATATATTCAAGAGCACCAGTAGCGCCGCCAACTGCTGCGGTTTTTAAAAATCCAGCACCTTTCATTGCCATTGACCATGGCATCATAGCACCGACAAGCGTTCCCAAAGCAGTGCTTATTGGCGCGTTATTTCTAATCTCATCGTGCCTAGCTCTCGCTAAATCCCTGTATTTTTTATAGTTACCTGTAATGGGTGCATCTGGTCCAAAACTGTCTGGGTCGATTAATGTCTCCCCTACAGCTTCAAACTCATCACCCATCTCCAGTGTCGCTCCCTGCACAAGCCCTTGTGTGGCACCAATTATCGACTGCTGAGTTCCCTGTGCAATATCATCCATTAGCTCCTCGCCCGTTCTGGAGCCTGTAGAGCCGTCCACGCTGCTGCCTTCCGGCATGTTTGGAAGACCTTGCTGTCCGGCCATCAAATCATTCATCTCGGCATTTATTTCGGCCTGCGTTCTTTTTGACGTTTCTGGCGTTTCTGGCTGTCCCGCCACCAGAGCATTCATCTCGGCATTTATTTCGGCCTGCGTTTTCATTGGTTCACCTCTTCCCAGTTGCCATTCGGCATCTGTACTCGCAGAATCCCATCTGAGTCTGTTGCCATAGAAAAGCCCAACTGCTCGAATATTTTAACTTCTGGAATATTTTTGGCCTTCATATTCAAAATCATGTTTGTGGTTGCAGCTTCCATAAACTGATCATAAGCCGTCTTAAACTCTAACGGGCCTAATTGCTCATTAAGTATCGAGTCACGAAGATCTGCCATCTCCTGTTCGCCGGCTGCTGCACCAGTAATCTCAACTTTGTAATCGTTAAACAGCTGTTTCACGTTTCTCTTGAAAGTTCCCTTGCGCGCATTAAACTCTGCAAGTTCTCCTTTGCCGAATAAATAGTCTTGTGCTGACCCAATAGCTCCCCCAATTGCGCCACCAAGCCCCAAATACTCATCACTGTAGGTATCCCCGATAGCGTACATTTGATTTAACTGTTTCGCACCCAGCATAATTTGTTTGTCAGCCTCGTTTGATCCTGCCGTCCCCAGATTTAATGGGTTGCTCACATCGCCTTGAGTCATCGTGACGTTACCGTTGGCATCTACCGAAAGCTGCGTCCCTTGAGGTCTTGTGACCTCTTTGTTTATTGCGAGGTCAACTGTAGTGGTATCTTTACCTCTAGCACGTAGCCTTCTCCTGTAGTTATCCAGTTGTTCTAACTTTGTATCAGCCTTTGTAGGTATATTTTTCTTCTTCCATTTTTCCAGATCAATCGCATTGACACCGGTGTTACGAGAGTCTTGCATGCTACCCATTTGACTGAGCGCTTGCTGCTGCAGAGCATCATTCCCACTCATCAACATCGCTCTATTACGGAGCGACATTTCCTTGCGGTCTTGGTCAAAGTTTTTATCGTATATACCTGTGCCGGGTATTGTTTGCAGGTTAGGGTTGGTTGATGGTATACCTAGCTGACCCTCTTCACCAAGGTAGCCACTAGTCTTAGCCCACTGGGCCAACTTATCTCGTTGCTGCTGCTCATACTGGCGTTCATTATCTTTCGCGGCCCTAGCATAGTAATACTGCGCATACTCAGGTTGACGCCTTTGGTACTTTGTAGGTTTCATAAATTATCCTCCCAACAATCCGTAGGGCAATCCTAAATAACCGCTGCCTCTAGTCATAAAGTTTTGATATTGAGGTTGGCCGCGCTGAGTCAAGCCTTTCATTTGTGCGATACCCATAGCATCGTTAGACACATCCCTATACAGCTTGTCAGCATCAAGACCTCTATCCATGTACGCGTCAAAGTTAGGCAATGGTGAGTCATCATCAGACTCTTCCTTCTCTGGGTAGTCAGATGTGTCGACGTCGCCTGTCTTAGCAAAGTCAAAAAAGTCTTTCCCTAAAAGGCTGCTGCCGCCGTAAGGCTGCTGCTGAGGCTGCTGCTGTGGAGCCATCATGCCGTAAGGCTGTGGGGTTATCATGCCGTAAGGTTGCTGCTGAGGCTTCATTCCGTAAGGTTGCTGCTGAGGCTTCATTCCGTAAGGCATGTCACCACCGAAGCTCATACCATTGTTATTTAAATAATACATTATTTACCCCCTCCGACTCCGCCACTAATAGAGCCAGATCGAGAGCTACCACTTTGTGAGCCAGAGCCCAAGATTGTGGGCCTACCAATTACGTTACTATATTCCGCCATTGCATCCCACGGCATCATCTGTGGTGCATACTGCCCCATGTTGATGTTCTGCACGTTTTGTCCGCCCTCAATAGCACTTTGCTGGGCTTGGTTCTGTTGCCCAATCATTTGGGACATCATTTGTTGTCTTGCGAGATTGCCTTGGTCGGCCTGTTGCGCAATAGCGAGCTTGCGATTCAAGTCCTGATCAAATGTGCTGTAGCCTGTTTGGGCTAGGTTTTTCTGCAACTGGTCATTGATACTTTCCATACCTAGACCTGTAGCTATCCCGTGACGTGAACCACCAGACAT